CCACCGCCACCGCCAGAACCGCCTTGTGGTTGTGCGCCAGCAGCTTCAAGTGATGCTGTAAATTTACGATCATAGAATTGTTCTCTTTGGATACGGAGGAATTCTTCATCAGACAATCCAAAGATATGTTGAGCAATCCAACGTTTAGAGAAATATCCTTCAGTAGCTGCACCAGCAACATCAAACTTAGTTTTCCAATGTTCAAGTTCTTGTAGTGCTGCAATCTTAGAAGGATTGTTGAGAGAGAGTTTAAATGAAATTAAATCCGAACCTCTGTATCCCAAAGTGAACAAGTGTATAATACCAATCTTTTCTAGCTCAGCAATTGCAACTCTTTGTAGTCTCTGAATGGTTCTTGCAAAACGAATATCTTTTTGTGCAAGAGTTGCTTTATCTTCAGATGCTCCATCACCTCTAATAAGGTAAGACATAGGAACTTTAAGAGCAGCAAAAAGTTTGTCTCTTAAATATTTTACGTCCTCAATAGCAGAAGCAAATTGACCACCTGGAAGTGATTCGATTTTATTATTATTTACTCCACCACGAACAGGAATAAAGTAATCCTCGTCAACAGACATAGGATTATAGCGTAGATCAACACGACCAGTATTTTGATCTACGATCTGATTACGCTTCATTGAAGTCATTGCACGTTGCATATATTGCTCAACTTCTTGTGGAGGAATATTTCCAACATCAATATAGAATACTTTACGTTCTGGTGATCTTGTAATACGGTAAGCCATCATTGCATCTTCAAGCAATGTAAGTTGTCTCCAGATTCTTCTTGCTGGATCTAAAACAGATGTACCATATGGGGAATATTTATCGTTTCCAAGAATTCTGAAATGTGCTACTTGCCAATTTTCAAATGTCATACCACCAGAGTTCCATTGGAATTGGACATAGTTTGGATTTGTTGGATCTTTACCTTCCATTCTTTCAATTTGGCTTGAAGGAAGTCCAATAGCAGATTTAATACCTAATGTTTCATCAATATCTAAATACAAAAAATGATCGCCATATTTACACATATTGCGACACCAATTAAAAAGATTTGAATCAAGATTTAAAGTTTTGTTGAAAAGAGTATGCAACACAGATTTAATTTCTTCATTTGCACATTTAATATTTAACATATTGTTAAGTTCATTAGATGTTGTCATTTCATCTGCATAAATATCAAGAGCAGATGCAATCTCTGGCATATATTCCATTTGATCAAAATCGATGTACCTGTCGGCTCGATTTTGATTTGCCATCATTTTAGATGAGAAATTTTCGTATGGGTTGTAAGCAGATTTCTTAAATTCTAAACCACTAGCAGATGTAAACTTTTGACCAAATTTATCCATTTGGTTACGTCTGTATCTACTTTGTACTGGTTGATTATAGTTTACAATTGGACCAGAAAATAACTTTGTAAGTCTCTTAAATAATTCAGAGTCTTGATTTTTAGTATTCTTAAATTTTTGATCTGCCATTTTTATCCTTTATAAACCCAGAAGAACTGCTCATATTGCTGTTTTGCTTCATTTCTGGAAATAGTTAAATCTTTATTATACCCTTGCATACCAGGTATTTTTGTATCCATTATTGTATTACTTTTTACAAAACTTGTCAAGATTGCTTTCTTATATTCTAGCTCTCTTTGATTAGTTTGGAATACTGTATCTTTAACCCAACAAGCAATTGCTAATGACATAACTAAATCGTCATTATATCCTTGCATTGCTTGAGCACGACCATAAGACCAAATAAATGTATCTAATTCATTAACTGTTCTGCTTGAGTTTATTTTTAATGTTTTATTTCTAATAAATTCTTCAAGTTTTGCTATAATCAAAGGTCTTGTTTTGTGAGAAGTGGTAAAACCAGGAACGGTATTTGTTGTACCTTCTGCTGTAATTTGGTCAACATATTCAGCGGAACCTTTTGTAGAATAATAAACATTTGGATACCCAGCAGCAATTATTTTTTCTGATACGGAAAAGCCTAAGTTATTATTTTCTATAACCACCATACAGTTTCCATATTCCTTTCCAGAAGACATAATTAAATTTGCAAAGTCTTCTGTACTTATTTTGCCTTGATATTCTGCTACGGCTTCAACAGAATCAAGATCGATGATGTGAAATACTGAATTATCTTTGCCATCGCCTCTCGCAACGTCAGCAACAAGAACGTAAGTTTTTTCTGGCTTGAATTCTTTCCATATCCAATAATTTCTATCTATACCAGTTCTGTGTTTTGGATCTTTAATATTATTATGTAAAAAATCTAAATCTTCAGCAGAAATAACAGTTTCACCAGAAGCATTAAAAGAGCACTCATATTCTTGAGCAATTTCTCTTTTTGACATATTTCTTGTTTCTTTTTCAAACCAAGCTTGATCTCTATTTGGATGAACTGTCCAGTGTAATTTTATTGGATGAAAATCATTTGTTCCACTTTCCGCATCTACATAAGTTTGATGAAACCAATTACCTACACCATTTGGGGTTGAAATGGCAATACAGCGACCACCAGTAGCCATTGTAGGATAAACACCTGTCCAAAGGTCTTTCATGTTTTCAATGAATGCTGCCTCGTCCAGAACCAATAAAGAAAGAGCTTCCGAACGACCAGCATCACCAGAAGTCGCGGAAGCTTTAATTTGTGAACCGTTTGTGAGTTCAAATGAATTTCTATTGTCTATTGATACATCAGCAATCATTAACCAATCTGGTAAACTTTTAATAATGTATTTTACTTTCTTTACTAAGTTTGATGCTGACAATAATTTTGTTGCTAAGATAAGGACGTTCTTATCTCTATGAAATAACATCAACCAAGCTATGTAACCTGCAACAATTGTTGAAAGACCTAACTGACGAGCTTTAAGCACAACATTAAAACGATAGTCTTTCATATCTTTTAGAACTTGATCTTGAAATTCAAATGTTCTAAAAGGTATTGGACCTTTTTGTGTATCAGAAATTTTAGCGTATGTATTTAAAAAGTAAACTGGATCTTTACCACATTTTATAATTTCAGATTGTATTTGTTGTTTTGTTGGTCGGTAAACAGCCATTTCATTTTAGTCTTTTTTCTTTTCTGCTGGTCTTTTATCGTTTTCTGGCTTCTTAGCTTTTTGTCTTCCCATAGCAAGAAACTTTTTTGTAATGTCTCTTGTTGTATCTTCAGAAGGTGAGCCAACTGGCAAAACAGATTTATCCAAAGATGTAATCTCAAACTCTTGATACATTGTAAGATCTGTTCTTGTTCTTGAAACTGGTTGAACAAAGATGTTTACTTCTGCAACTGGTTTCAATGAAAGAGAATTACCTGTTATTGTTTTATATTCTTTCTTTAAGAATTTAATAATGTCAGCCATTACGCCTTCCATTTCAGATTCAAACTTTGCACCTTTATGAACTTCTTTCATAGAAATTTCACTTTGATAATTAACACAAAGTTTGTTTCCTTTAAATTTAACTTTAAAACCATCAATAACTCTTGAATCAAGGATTGGGTCACCCTCTTCTCTGCGGAGTCCTATTTTCTTTTCTTCTCCATCAACATTGTATTTACCAATGTGTGAACCATCGTAAGCATTTGCTGCTGCTTGTGCGATGCCTTGAATTATTTCAAGAGTAGTAGCCATTATACAGTCCCTCTTACTTTATCGTATTTGTATGCATTATATGCAGATTGAACCATTTGTTCAGCTTGTGCAATTTTTGATTGCATCCATTCTGGAAGATTATCGCCGTCTTGAATCATATCGTGAAGCTTTAGAGCGGCTTCGCCAATCTTATAAAGTTGGCTTTTTGTCATATAACCTTCGTAATCTAATTCTTGGTCTTGACCTTCGACAGTTTCATCATAGCCTTCTGGCATATCTGATGATGGATTATCAAAACCAAACTCTTCTGCTCCATCTGAACCTAAAACTGAGTGGGCCATTTCTGCGCCATGCATTTCCAAAAGCATTTCGCGTTCCCATTCTTCTTTAATTATTTGTTTAAGTTCTTCACGACTTACTGTTATTTTCATTTGGCCTCCATCCTGTTTTCCATCTTTCTTCTCTTCCTTCAACCCATTTAATGTAGCATTTTCTGCAACATTCAAATCGATTCATATATAAATCATCAGTTAAATCAAAAGAATAAATTTGGCAAACGGGACAACTTCTTTTGCTGTCTTTATTAAGTAGTTTTTTAGAAATAAAAACACCGCCAACATCAATCTTTTGGTCTTTTTCTTGTTCTTTTTTAGCTACTTCTTTTATTTGTTGTAAATATTCTTTTTCTTTATCCTCATTCCAATAATGCTTTGGATTTGCTATTGTATCTTCACCATACTTTTGTGCTATGGCTTTTTCAATTTTTACAAGTTCATTTGGGTCTTTCATAATATCTCACAAATTATTGTATGCGTAATAGGTTATTAGTGACGTAGTTAATCCAGCAGTAAAACCAACCCCTAACCATAATGGAGTTAAGTTTTTGTTTTGTTTTTTAACTAATTCGTATGTTCTTTTTATTTCTTCATCTTTTTCTGCAATTATTTTATCTTTGGTTTGTTCAGTAACTTCAAGATCGTGTTTTAGTTTTTGAATTTCTGAATCTTTATTAATTGTCAAAATGTTTATTTCATGTTTCCATTCTTCTTGACAAGTTTGAAGTTTTGCATCTTCTATTGTTATTATTTTTGCAATAGCATCTGGGGTAAGTACTGTTCCAGAAAATGGAACAGTTTGACCCTGTTGAACATTCTGAAAGTCTTGTGCGAAGGCTAGACTACTGACTAATAATAAACTAATCACCATGCAACTTATACCTATCTTTTAGAATAATCGTTATTTGAGTTGGATCATTTTTAAATTTTTCTGTTAATAAAGATTGTTGATATGCTTGTGTTTCTTCTATCTTTAGTATCTGATCGTCGTGTCGTGCTTCCTCAGACTCAAGTTGTATTCTGTAATCTTCAAACAATCCGTCATAATAAACTTGCTGTTCTTTTAGGGCATCTTCTAAAATTTTTATCTGTTTTGCAGATGATTCTCTTGAACTATCTAAAGCATCTGCCAATTCTTTTGTTGATTGATAAAAATACAAAGGAACTATAATTGCATAAGCTAAAGCAGCTATAAATTTCCAGTTTTGTTTTAAAAAATTAACCATTCTTGTTTTCCGTTATTGTTGTAGTGGTATTTCTTGCTTTGGTGAACCTTTCAGCAACGTCTAGTGCCCCTTGAGAACCCAAGTATACCATACTAATCATAACCCAATCTGACGATTCAATCTTTGCCATATACATAAAAATTGTTGAAATAATCCATACAAGTAATTTTCTTGAAACAAATTTATCTAATGCTTTGTCTAATCCGTGTTTAAAAACTGTCATCATTAGTGCCCCCATTTCAATCTTTTTAATAAATCTCTTTTTGTTCTTTGTGGATTTGGTTCTGGAAATTGTGTGTTGTTTAAAATAAGCTCACTTATTTTCTCACTTAACATTTTGATTTGAGGAAGTATTGTGCTGTTATGAAATTTTTGATATTCTTTATCTTTACCAGCTCTTTTATCAAAAATAGTATCTTCAAGTTCTTGTAATTTATCATTAACTTTTTGAACTGCTAATTGTAAATCTGATTTTTCAAAAAGATTACTTTTAGGTTCTGGTTGTCTCTTAAAGAAATCTAAAAATTTAAAAGCTTCATTTAAACTATCAAGATCAACATTATTTATGACTGAAATCAAATCATTTAATGTTGGAATCATTTCATTATTTAAAAAAGATAATGTCTGTTCTTTTTTCTCACCACCAAAATGAAAACTTAGCAGCTTATCTAATTTTAGATAAAGTTCTGCTAAGTCTTCGGTTGGTTGTCTTGATTCAAGTACAAGTTTGATTTCTTGTCTTACTATTTGTCTTAATTTGTTTTCTGTTATTGCCATACCTCTAATTAGTTCTAAATACTAATCTTGGCAAATCCATCAACATTATCAATTGTAATTATTTGATCTGCAACATCTTTTAGAGCATCCATGTGAGAAATAAGAAGAACAGTATCATAATAATTTTTAATCATATCTAGTATTCTAATAAATCCTTCCATATTTTCATTATCAAGAGCAGTTCCAGGTTCATCAAGTATAAACAGATTGGATTTAGGAAGATTGGATACTTGAAGCATCGAAAGTCTAATAGCCATAGCAGCAATTGATTTCTCTGCACCAGATCCCATTTCGATTGGTCTTGGTTCTGAGTTTTGATGCTCAATCATGATGTTTAATTTAGATCCATCATCCTCAAAATAAACTTGAAAGTCTACAATGTTAGAAAGAATTGTTAAAATTTCTTCATTGATTACTGGAAGTTTCTTCTTAATAATCTCGTATGAAATTCCATTTGAGCTTGTTGCTTTCATAAAGTAATCATATGCAGCAAATTCATTTCTGTAATTTTCTAACTCTTCTTTAGAAGATTTGAGTCCAACAATCTTTTCACTCAACGAACCAAACCTAATGTGTGATGATAGTAGTTCATCATTTGCAGCTTTTGCTTCTTTCTCCAACTTGCTTAACTGTGATTGTTTAGCAGATTTATCTTCTGTTAGTGATTGTACTTGTTTGAATAATTCTTCGTTTTTCTTGTACTGTTCAATCTTGTCATTAACAGTATTCATTTCCTTGTTTATGTTAGAAATGATTGTGTTAAACTTTTCAACTTCTACTTTTAATTCAAGAATTTGTTTTTCAAGATTAGCTTGTTTATTGATTAATTGTTGATGTTTTACAATCTGTTTTTCTATAGATTCTGGGTTCATAGAGTGGAGAATGTTCCCAAGTTCATTCTGTTCTTCAATTAATTTATTTGTTTTCTCTTCTTGGCTTTCAATTTTGTTAGAAGCAGCAATAGCATCTTTAATAAACTTGCAAGTTGTGAATTGAGTACCACAAGGAACTTCTTCAAGCAATTTAATTTTATCTTTTAGATGTTTTGTTTCTTTGTTATTTAACCCAACATCTTGAGTAATTGCAGAAAGTTTGGTTTGGTAATCAACAATCTCTTGTTTTGTTTTCTTAAGACTTTGAATGTCATATTCTTTCAAAAATTCTACAATCTTTTCTAGGTCAGTATTGCTGTTTGCTATTTCTGCTGTTTTATCTGCTTTTGCTTTAACAGCTTTCTTTAGCGTGGCTTCAAGATAATCTTTTCTCTCAATTGTTTTAGAAATGTCAATTGATTCTACGTTAATGTTTTTAAGTTGTCCTTCCAATGAATCAATTTCACTTTTTAAACTAGCAAGAGTTTCACTAGATACTTTTACATTATTCTTTAGTCTTTCAGTATTATTGTTAATTGAATCAATTTCATCTTGTGCTTTTAAAATTTGAGTATCGTAATCTGTTGCTTCAAGTTTCTTAATAAGTGCCTTGATGCTTGCTGATTCTTCTTTAGCTAATTTATTCTTAGCATCAAAGATTTCCAAGTCAAGAAACCTGCCAAGAAT